TGCGCTATTACGGTTACTTCGCTTACCTCGATACTGACGGTTAAGGTTACCGACTCCTATATTGGATAGCTGACAACATATCACCTATTGTCGAGCGTTCATGGTATATTTAATATCCCCCACTAGGGAAAGAGGTGCTATCCGTTGTCCCCTTATATATAATTCCCACGCCACCAGACGGGCTGTTTAGAAGCAATCAAGTGCTCTGATTATTTGGTTAGGAATTAATCATTATTGATTTCTACTTCTTTCTCCAGAATCAGATAACTCATCATCTGGCACATTAGGTCTTCCCTGACCAACTTCTGTCGTATATCCATCTTCTGTATTCCCACTATTTGAAGTTGTAAATGAAGACTGTAGTGGATATTTCATAATTTCTGGAAGTTTAAGTACTTCATTTTCCAAAAAGTTCATAGCAATAGTTTCTTTTTCAGAAATACCCAATAATGTGTTAAGTGCTAGTCTATTACTATATGAGTACTGACAAGTTTCAAGAAGTTGATCATATAGTTCTTTCTTTGTATATACACTAACTTCAAAATGTTTGACGGTACATGGATTACTGCAATGCATGATTAAGAATCGATTAGCAAAACCATCAATCTGTGGCATAAGAGTAGAAATAGCAAACTCTGTTTCTTCTTTAAGCCAAGCGTTAAAAGCGGCAGTAGAAGTTATATTATTTGCATTAATAACAGCACCACCACCAGCAGTTGCCAAAATATTATTCATTGAATTTTCAACTCTATTAATATCTTTATCAGTTGAATCATCAAAATCAATAACCTTAAGTTCATCACCAGGTATCATTGCTGCTGCCGTATAAGCATTGGTTGCATCTTCGACAAATCTTTTAAAATATTTTTCAGCCAAATCTGGAGATAATTCAAAATCATCAACAGTCTTTCCCATTGTTTTGAGTGGCATATAAATAAGCTTATAAATTGATAAATCATCTGCAACGGCTTGTATATCAATACAATCTTCATTTGATGCCAACATTAAGAAAAGAGGTAAAAATGGTGGAATGATAGTATTAATATCATCCATTCTAAACTTCAACATAAATGCATACTCATCAGGGCAATGTACCCACTTATTTTGGGTACGCTCATATTCATCATACATACTTTTTAATGGTTCACCCAACCACTCAATAATCTGTTGTCTTTGCTGATTTCTCCATTTAGACATATCCACGCTAAAACTTAGGTCGCCAGTTTGATAACGACCATCAATTGCACATTCATCCGCATCTAATCTAAAAAAGAATGTACCCACTCCCTCTTCGTAATAACAAATGGAATAGTATACATCCTCTATATAAGTGTTTATTAATGCCTCAGTCATATTGCCATGCAGATTCAAATCATCTAATACATTTAAAGTTTCATTTAAAGACTTTAATGTTTTGGTAGCATCGTTAGGTTTAGTTAAATCATAGTTGGGTTTAACATGTCTACATCTTAAATCCCACATATCTGCATACCAATTAATAAGTCTAAAATAGATGTTGGATCTATAATATAAATATCTTGATGTATTTCTTAAATTCTTTTCGCTACTTGCAATATTTCTAAAATAACTTTTTAATGTTTCTTTATCAATTGCACTAATTGACTTAGAAGATGATTTAGTTACATCTCGTAACTGTTTATATATTTCAGAGTTTTTAGCAAATACAGTTTCATTATATATCTTTTGAATTTCTTCTTTGCTCGGTGCATTATTCGACACCGTTGTAGATTTTGTTCGTGCCAAGTCGCACCTCCTTCTAGAATCCACCAACTTTTTTAGCTGGGCGGATCGTTAACTGTTTTAGTAAATCATTTTTATTAATTTTTGGTTTTAAATTCAACTCTAATTGACAAGCACACCAATAATTGTATGCGATAGAAGAGTAACGGTCTTTACGCATTCCGCTCTGTTCTTTAACTCTGATGTTTCCGTTTTTAACATCATGTTTAAGTTTGATTAATTCATATTCAGCCATCGTTGTTTGTAAGTATGATTTTTTAATCAGTGCCTGATCGGCAGGAGTAAGTTTGTTATAACCCTTATAAAGTTCTTTTGATATTGCTTCTTCACAGTCTTGTTCTGAAATTAGGAAACTAATTTTACCATTCTCAATACCATTTCTAAGCAACACACAAATTTCATTGTTAAACTTTTCATTTGCTTTCACTGACCACACAACTACATTTGCGTCTTTAACTTTACAACGAATAGCCATATCTTCATCGTTACAGCACTTTAACGCTTTATATGTTTTTCCAGTCTCGGGGTCGTATTGATCCTTACATATGAAATCATATACTCCCAAACCTAAACCGCCAGTATCGATAACTAACTGTGTGCATTTATATTCATAAAAGTAACGCATTACAATTATTCCTAATGTATCAGTGGTTAATCCTTCGTATGTATCTCCAAATACAAAGTTGGAATGATATGTTATATCATCAGTTTGAATAACACTGTTGATAAAAATTGCAGCAGCATCGTTATTCTTTTTCTTTTTTCTCTTAGATGTTTTTGTTGAATTCATCAAAGCTACATCGACAGAAAGAATTCGTTCTTCAGTGTTGGCAAGTTCTGGCACTTTATATCTATCATTAATAAATTTTAACGGCAGAAAACATTGTTTTATTTTTCTCCGCTTATTAAATTCTTCAAACTTAAAAAGATTGTCTCCAGTATCTCCAAACCATAATGTGCTCATTTCTATATCAAATAGTAATTCATTAAAATCGGTTTCACTCATTTCATCAATTATTTGATCACGAGATAATAATCCTTCCATAATCGACAATTGATAAGGTAATCCACAAACGAAATATTTTTTACTATCATCAAAGAAATTTACAACATAAGCTTGTAGTTTTTTCCACGCCCATGAACTCTTAAACCATGCACTGGACATATATATTTCTTTATTTCTTTCCTGAAGATGCGCATATTCTTTATGATTTAAATACCCTGGCTGTCTAGGACTTGTTAAAAACTTTCTAATAACCTGGTTCAAAATAATTTCATCAACCATTCTAAATTCATCAACTACAATTATATTAGCTCTAGCACCACGAGCATTATCCGTACTAGTTCTAGTTGTAATCCATGAATTATTTTTAAATCGTATAAATGCATCATTCTGACCAATATTACATTTATCTATTTCGCTACGCAATATAGGAGAATGTTTCATGAAATCATCTTGTATTTTTAACAACACTTCATTCGCTTGTTTAAGTGTTCCAGAGCAAACAACAATCTTACTGCCAGGATATAATATACATCTAACAACGCAGAAGAGTGCAGTTAGCCAGCTCTTACCCAAACCACGGGCAGCAATAAACATAAAGTAATGATAATGCATCATTGCCCATATAAGTATCTTTTGAAAAAGTTTTAGATGAATTCCTAAAACTTCTTCAACATAGCGGTGTGGATTATTTCGGTAATATCCAGCTTTCCACGCTATTATTTCCATTATCTTCCGTTCTTTATCCTGAGCTAATTCTTGAACGGATTTCTTTCTCTGTTCAGCCATTATTCGTCATCTAACTTTGATCCGAAAATCTGATCAAACAATTCTTCGGAATCAGTATCCTCATTATATTGAGGTTTAGTTACTGTATATTTAGCCATAAAACTATCATACAAACGAGAAAATGCATTTTTAATTTCAACCATCTTCGCAAGATGTCCCTTAAAGAAAACATCTATATAAAGACCAATCTTGTCTACATCTGTAAATTCTTCGTCTGGCTCAGGTATAGGTTTACCGCCATCATATTCATCTTCCCATCTTCCAATTAATTGTCCAAAGGTTTTTGCTTCAGTAAGAGCATTTGAATTTAACTGGTTAGGTTTAACTTGTAAGCTACCCATAAGGTCTTGTAAGGTTTTGTCTAATTCTTTTGTATCTCGCCCAGCCTTCTGTGCTTTATTTATTTCTAACTCCTTACAGCAAATTCTTTGAAATAATACTTCCTGCGCTTTAGTATCACAAGCATATCTTTTTATCCAGTCCTGATATTCATTCTCAAGAAATACTAAATCTGCGGCATTATAATTTTTGCCGAATCGTTTCTTTGCTTGTTTTAATATTCTTGAATTTTCATTTATTTCATCAGTACTATCAAGATGGTCTTCGTCAAATTCAGAATCTTTCCAAGTCATTCCTTTCCATTGTGGTAAAGATTTTATGGAAGTAATGTAGGTAGAAAAAGGCGAGTTCCTATTCTGTTCCTTTGCTTCATCGTATGCTCCCTTTACACAATCTTTATAAAAAGAATCAATATATGGAAGATCCATAAGTTGTAATATTTTTTGTACACTTTCTTTTGTTTCATTAGGTGTGTCATTTTTCTTTTTTCGTTGCTCAACCATTTGCATTATACAGCGTTTACAAATTGGAAATTTGCCAGTAGCAAATCTATCATCACTGTAAAATGTGGTTGTTTTCAAAAAGTCTCCACATTTATGACAAAACATCCAGTCGTAATTTATTATTTTGTTATAATCACTTGCTAAATCATTATAGGCATTTCTTACGGCAGCAACGCCTATGGTTTTGATTTCTTCTGGCGTTTTAGTCTGTTTAAGATTAGCCATAAGTTTTCACCTTCCTTTTATTTCTAAAATAATTAAAGTGACATATATGGCGTGTTAATAACTGTTTAAAGGGTTAATATGCCATATCTGTCACTTTACACTTCATCCTTAACTAATAAGGCTTATATATCATACCTTTCGCATTAAGACTTTCAAGACACATCTTTACTTGTCACATTTCCGAAGAAATCTGTCTTTCACCGTACTATCCGAAGAATAACGGAGGGCTTTATTGCTGCGCCTTGGAGTTGAGCCAAGTTAACCATGGTTATGAGCCACAGCCAGATATCCGACCTGCCGCCAGCTATAATATAGAACACATCGGCTCATTACCCCTGTACACTGGGAACACAACCGACCACTTACGGATAATACAGGTATCATCCTTTTCGCAGGCTCTCGTTCTATTTGCGCTTGCATGATTTAATGTGTTTGCCTATTGAAAATGTAGGATTCGAACCTCGCCCCTACAGCCCAAGTGTAGTGTGCTACCATTACACCACATTCTCAAAAAAACAGCGTGGGATTATCTAGTACTCCCACGCCATGTATACTAACTAGAATCCGCACCACCGTTTCTTTTGGGTGGCAGCTATTGTCAAAGATT